TGAGTTACAAACTCCATATTTACTAACATTCTGTTTAAGAATCCCCCAAGGCCATCTTTTAGATAACTCATCTTCTTTCAATCCCCACATATCAAATTGGAAAACTCCTTGTGACATCGGTGACCCTTCAAAGTGAGCATATGGTTCATATATACCATCCATACACAATCTGTTACTTTCAGTGATTGCTGCGAAATAGATTGTTTCAAAAATCTCTTTATTTAATTTACGAGCTTCTTCAGATGTGAAGATGTAATCCATCAAATAAAATACGTCAGCAAGTCCTTGTGTTCCAATAGCAATTGCTCTTTGTTCCAATCCACCTTTAAGTCCTTTTTCAGTTGAGTAATTGTTGACGTTAACGACTTTATTTAACGCTCTTACAACTTTACGAGTTTCTTCATACAATCCCTGAAAATCAAACTCACCATCTTTTACATAGTTCTTTAACACCATAGATGAAAGAGTACAGATTGCCGTTGTATTCTCGTCAGTATATTGGTAAATCTCATTACAAAGGTTTGATTGTTTGATTACCCCAATGTTCTGATGGTTTGTCTTTCTGTTAGCACTATCTTTAGAACATAGATATGGAACACCTGTTTCAACTTGTGATTCAATAATCTTATTCCAAATTTCTTGGGCTTTAACTTTCTTACCAAGACCTAACTCAACGGCTTTGTTGTAATTAGATTCGTACTCATCACCATAACTTTCTTGTAATGGTTTGATACCCGCTTTAATAATATCGTTAGGACAGAACAAATACCAATCATCGTTGTTCTTAACTGCGTTCATAAAGTTGTCAGGAATCCAAAGTGCGGTAAACAAATCACGAGCTCTTAATTCTTCAGCACCTGTGTTCTTTTTAATTTCCAATAGGTCAAAGATATCTTTATGCCAAGGTTCTAAGTAAATTGCCGCAGAACCTGGTCTACGTCCTTGTTGGTTAAAGAAACGAAGTGACTCGTTTACAATCTTTAAATACTTCAAAAGTCCACCTGCATATCCACCTGAAGATGAAATACGACTCTCCTTACTACGAATGTTAGACATTGATAGTCCGATACCCGCAGCATCCGATGAGTACGTTGAGATATCTCTCATAGTGTTCAGTAATCCATCACGAGAATCTGAATCATTGTAATGAAGAACACAAGAAGCAAGTTGTGGAACTTTGGTACCGGCGTTAATCATGATTGGTGTTGCGGGAGATATTCTTTGTGTTGATAAAGATTGGTAATACTCAACCGCTTCCTCGAATGTATTTGTTACCCAAAGAGCAACTCTCATATACATATGTTGTGGACGTTCAACAACTTTACCGTCAGGTAGTTTCAACAAGTACATTTCAGAAAGTGACCTCCAAGCAAAATAGTCAAAGTTATAATCATTATCGTGATTAATTACTTCATCAATCTTATCAGGTCCGTAAGATTCAACAATTCCCATTAACTCGTTACTTACAACACCATCAACATGTAAAGTATGCATAACGTTTGAGAAACTTGGGTCAGTTTCTTTATGGTATGAAGAAATTGCCACTGATGACGCTAAACGAGAGTAGTCATGATGACTACCCGTAAATGCCGCAGCAATTTCATAAATCAACTTATCCAAATCTTTGGTTGTGATAATACCCTCAGTCGGAACTGAGGTTATTACCTTAATGAATATTTCGTCAGAGTTAACCGTTAATCCTTTAGCGGCTCGTTTAATTCTGTTATAAATTTTTTGTGGGTTAAACGACGCATCGTCCCCACTACGTTTTTTAATTCTTAGTGACATCATAGTTTAAAAAGATAGTAAATTAAAAGTCATCTGTAAATGAGAGGGTCTCATTTAATTTTGCTTTTTGGTATTCAACTGTTCTAGATTCGAAGAAATTACCTTTAGTTTCAACGGCAATTTGTTCCATAAATTTAAATGGTTGTTCAACATTAAATTGTTTCTTACAACCAAATTTAACAAGTAGTCCATCAACCACAAACTCCAAATATTGTTTCATTAAATTTTGGTTCATACCAATTAATGAAACCGGAAGTGATTCTGTGATAAATTCTTTTTCAATCTCCAAAGCTGATAAAAGAATTTCTTTAATTCTCTTTTCACTCGGTTTGTTTTCTACGTGATTATTCAATAAATGAATTGCAAAATCACAATGTAAATTTTCATCTTTAAAAATCAAAGAGTTCGCATTACACAAACCTTGCATAATTCCACGAGATTTTAACCAAAATATTGAACAAAATGAACCTGAGAAAAAGATACCCTCAACTGCCGCAAATGCCACCAATCTTTCTTGGAAGGATGCATTTTCAATCCAATCCAAAGCCCATTTGGCTTTCTTTTGAACTGCAGGTAGGTTATCCAAAGCTGTGAAACATTTATTCTTCTCATCTTCATTTGAGATGTAAGTGTCAATCAATAAAGAATACATTAATGAGTGAATGTTCTCCATTGCAAGTTGAATCCCATAGAAAAATTTAGCCTCAGGGTATTGTACCTCTCTGTAAAAGTTTTCAGCTAAATTCTCATTAACAATACCGTCAGACGCCGCAAAAAACGATAGAACATTTTTAACAAAATATTGTTCATTTTCTGAAAGATTTTCCCAATCTCTAATGTCACCACTTAAATCAACTTCTTCCGCAGTCCAAAACGCGGCTTGGTGCATTTTATAGTATTCCCATATATCATTGTATTGTATTGGGAAAATCACAAATCTGTTTGGGTTCTCTTTTAATATTTTTTCCATAATTTTTTTTCTGTTTCTGTTTTAATAATTATACTTGTTGTTGTTTTCTTTTATCCATAATTTCCTTAATCCTATTTCGATTCCTCTCCTCTTTTTGTTCTTCAAGTCCTAAGAATGTTGTGGTACTTTCTGTATCAATTTCTAACATTTCATTGTTAAATTTACAATTCTCAAATACAACACCATCTTTACCAATCCTTGATTTTGTAATCGCGATTGTTGCAAGGTTTAACTCTTTTTGTTGTAATGATTTTGCCACAGTAATAATAACGTGACCAACTTGAGCCTTTTTAATTGAACCACCCATTTGGTCAGTTGTTACAACATCTGATGATATTGAACTTCTATTACCCTGTGTTGCGGTCCATCCAACGATATTCAATTCATGACACATCGCCTCAAACGCTCTCATAACCGAACCTTCAGATTTCCATTCATCTTCTAAAGCCTTTTCAGGTGTAACACAATCGATATAATCTAATATGACCATATCAACGTGGATACCATCAGCAATCATTTTACGGATTTGATTTTTAATCTGACCCATAGTTAATGTATCTGAAGGTAACTTCTTCATAATTAACTTATTAGTCATTGTTTCTTTAATCTCCGCAACTTTCTCTAACACTTTTTCTTTATGATTTCCAAGGTCGTCAGGTGCAATACCTGTCCAACATGTAAAATGTTTTCTTTGTATAATTTTAAAATTATCCTCAAAAAATATTTGTAACACATTAAACCCAAGATTAAAAGCGTTATTCGCAATTTTTGTAGTTAGTGTTGATTTACCAACTCCTGTTGGAGCCAATATCACACCAATTTCACCTTTTGCAAGTCCTCCTTTTAGTAAGTTATCAATACCCGGTATTCCCATTGGGATTGGGTGTCTATAGTCATCGGCTAAAACATCATCCAAATTTTCAAAAACATCCCCAGTCCCTCTATCAACATTACCAACTTGTAACGCTTCACGAACCATCTCCTCTAAAGTATCGTAATTTTCAAATTCACCATGTTCAATTATTTTTTTGGCCTTATCCATAACTTTCTGTAATTCTTGTTGTTTACAGAATTTAAGAGCCTTTTCTTGAACAAACTGACTTCCATCATCAGATATGTTTTTTATATCATTAATTGTGTCTAAGGTTATCTTTAATAATAATTCTTGACTAATTTCACTTTTAGCTTTTTGTTGGAGTGTGTCGAAACTAGGGGTATGCTCAAATTTTGAATAATATTCTTTAACCATTTGAACAAATAACTTATAGTACTTGTTCTCAAAATAACCCGGTTCCATTACCTCGATAATAGAGTGGGCGAAATCCTTATCAATTACAATTTGATTAAGTAATTGTAATTGAAAAGTGTCTCCTAAATATTCAAAATTTTTGTCAGCCATAATAAATCCCTTTTTTAATTAAATATCAACGAACAAGTTGATACCCCAACATTTCGTGTGTTAATTTTTTTCTTGACATAACATAAGTTAAGTCATTCAACAAAGATTTTAGATAAGGTCTAATATCTACTGTATATCTAATTTTAGGTGGATACAATTTAGCATCAAACCCATAATGCATCATTACATTGTCACCATTCTTAATGTAAATGTTAAACATTTCAGGACCGTCAGTGAATGACGTGTTAAGAATCTCAGGGTCTTCTGAAATTTGATACTGGTTATCCAACATGTATGTTACAGTCTTCATCTTAAAATCATCTTTTAGGCTATCAACCAAATTATTTAATAGGTCGATAACTTCAACAGATTTTGAAGATTTTGAATTGTAATCTTTAACGTTGAAAAATCTTTGGACAATAAAATTGTCGTTAACTGTCATTAAGAATTCTAATTTCGTAATGTCTTGTTGTTCTTTCATAATTGTTTTTTTTACTTTTTGTGTTTTTCTTTTCTTGTTAGTTTCATAAACGGTTTTAAAAAATATGTCCACGAATCGTCACCCTTAGGTAGGTATTTGAATATTCCGTCCTCAACCATATAACGGATTATATTCTTATAACTTCTACCTTCGGCTTCTAATGTTTCGTTAACAATTTGGGAAATCTCTTCTTTGTCCTCGTCTTTGAGGAGTGGGTTTGATAAATCAACGATTTGCTCATTTACTTCAAAAAATTCGTTTTCAAATATACCTGATTTTGTTTTACCTGTTAGAAGATTTTTAAGAGTTTGGTTATCTTTTTGTTCTTTTAATAAATCTTCAGCTCTTGTTAAAATATCGGAATAAGTTACCTCTTTTTCAAGTATCTCAGGAAAAAATTTTACTAATGTTTTTTCACCAAGTAGGTATATACCCTCAATATTATCAGATTTATCACCTGTTAATATTTTTAATGTTTTGACATTGTAATGAGGGAATTCAAAATCATCAAATTTAATCTTGTCACCATGTTTAAAAGTAGCTTTAATAGATGGTGAATATACTGACACCTTTTCAGAAATAAGTTGGGTTAAATCCCTATCTGACGAAAATATTAATTTCTGTTCATTTTCGGAAACATGACAATAGTGAGCGATTAAATCATCCGCTTCTCTACCACTTATCTCAAGTTGTCTAATGTAAACTTCCTCAAGATATTGTTTAATACGATTTTTTTGTTTTAGGTAGGACATAAAGATTGAGTCCTCCATTGTTAATCTACGATTTTGTTTGTATTTGGGGTAAAGAACCCCACGTAAACTTGTGGAGTCTTCACCATCCCAAAATACTACCACCTTGTCAAAGTTTTGTTCATCAATGAATTTACGAAGTGTATTCATAAAGTGATACAAAGCTCCGATGTGTTCACCGTTATGAAAGTAATCTTTCAGACCGTGAAATCCAATTTTCA